AGAAATAAAACTGGTATATGTGGATTAACGCAAGAGCAGAGAAGTGAAAATGGGAAGAAATCTGGAAAAATTGGGGGACAAAAAACTTATGAAATGGGTGTTGGAGTTCACGGAAGAACCAAAGAGCAGATGATTGAAGATGCTAGAAAAGGTGGGCAAATAAGTGGTAAAGAAAATGGTAAATATTGTAAAGAAAATAAATTGGGAATTTTTTCTATATCAAAAGAAGAGAGAAGTGAAATCAGTAAAAGAGGAGCAAAAGTAATGAACTCTCAAAAATGGATGTGCCTTGAAACAGGTTTTATCACTAATCCCGGAAGTTTAACAAGATATCAAAGGGCAAGAGTGATAGATACTTCTAAAAGAGTAAGAATAGAATAAAAGACACTTCTCAAACTGGAACAGAGGCACTTGAAAACGGGTGCCCTTTGTCGTATAATGACCTTGTGAAACAGAATTCTTATGACTGAAACCATTCAACAACTCAAAGAAGATATTGCTATTCTTCAAGAGAAACTCAATAAACTTGAAGAAGCAGAAAAAGAACCTGATATGATGCTGATGCGTCAGGGTAAAGTTGATATAGTAGATTATGATACAAAAACATATTATAGAATTGAATACACGGATAGTTTTTCTGGTGCTTATGTGTGGTTTGTGCGAAGAAGGGGAGAAGATTATATCCGTCAGGTCAGAGATGTAAATGTATATGGAGTTCTTGAAGATTACTACCAGAAGCAAGTTATGAAACAAATAGAAGAGTATCCTTATAAAAAATATACACCAGATGAAGTTGCTGATGAAGTAGAGTGTGATGAGAAAGATAATCCTCCTTATCGCATCACTGATGAAGTAGTTGATAAGTTGATAAAAGAACAACAAGCACAAAAACTTTTTAATAGATTGGTAGATGTACTTTGTTATGATTTTGATGCTTGTAATGATGTTGTAGATTTGGTAGAAGATTGGTTGCCGAGAGAACAGAATGCTTCTGGTTCCCAGAATGTTAATACTGAATTACTGGTAGAAGGTTTCAACGATTGTGTGCGGAAAATGAAGGAGATGTTGCGATGAGATACAATCCAGCAGATTGGGACACCTTTTCTTCAAAGCAAAGAAAAGAATGGTATTATAAACCATATGAAGAACAACGAGAGATTATAAATCAATCATATCTCTCAATTATTACTGATGAGAATGGAAATCTTGATGCTTTGAAAATACTTGAAGTTATTATGGATTTACAAGACCGAGTAGAAGACCTTGAAATAGAATGTGTGAGGAAGGAGTATTTCTAATGACCGAACAATACGGGAATCTTCCTGATGGTTTCTTTCTTTCTGAAAAGGGGATTGAAGACTTGAGAAACTCTAAAAAAGAATTGACGGATTATGGTAGAGAGAAACTGAAAGAACTTATTGAAAAGCAAAAGAAAGAGGACACTTGAAGAACTGGCACAAGGGCACTTGAAATCAGGTGCCTTTTGTTGTATAATAGAGGAAATCAAAGGAACCAAAATTATGGATGTTTCTCCATACCCAGACGAAATGTTTGAAGAAGCAGAGCGTCGTGAAGCAGCAAACAGAGAACTTGAAAAAGATGAGTGGGAACGTAGAGAACGTTCTGATACTGTGTTGGCACGGTATAATGCTTTCTACAATGATGAGTGTTCTGGACTGCCTCACGGGACACCAATCACACCAGAACATATGCAGGCAATGACACTTGAATGTATGCTTGATGCCATACGGTGTGAGAACCTCAATGATGAATTTGATGTAGTTTCTATTGATGACATCAACGCACTGATTGAAGCATTGCATCAACAAGGTAATGACTATCTTGAAAGAGTTAGAAAACTTAAAGGAGAAGAATGACCGACAAACCATTCTATCGTTATTTTGCGATTGATTATCTTGCAACTGGTGAAGGTCGTTCATTCTGGTTGAAAATCTGTCGCAACTATCAAAGAGTTGATGATAGAGACCGAGAATATGAAAAGTTCGTAAAGTTTGTTGATTGTGATTATTATATGGAATGTTTTGAAGAACTTACAGAAAGGGAGTTTCTGGACAAATACACAAGGTTCATTCCATATTTTGTTGCAGAAATGATGCAAAGGAAAGACCAACCAGCCTTCACTTGGGAAACTCATTTACACTTCAATTATTCATAATGAAACTCTTTAAGATATGTTTTCAGTTGTGGAAAGACCTGATGACTTATGATGGAACTGACTCTGAATGGGACTTTGAAGATTATCAAGGTATTTTTTGGGATTATTTGAACTATTCTTATATTAGACCAGAGTGGACTATTAGGAGTGAATGGAAGAAATGAAAGACGAAAAGAACCCTGATGAGATTGTCGTCAAGGATATAGATATGGTACACTTTGAGATGATGGATGATGGATTCCTCTGGTGTGGAATCTATCATAAGAATGGGCAGATTGACCACTTCAATATCACTGCGAAGAAGAACAAACTCTCTACTATCTGGATGCCTAATTGTGGATGATACTATGACTTGGAAAGAATACTGGCAGATGACTAAATGGGAATGGTTTATTGAAGGTTTCCGCAATATTTCATATATCATAGATTGTTATGATACTGTTGAACACTTCCCTGATGACTTCTGGGAAGCATTATCGTGGGGTTGGATGTGCTCTGAAATTTATCCATACGACGACCCATATAATCCTTATATTTCACCAGAACGCAAACTGAGGTTGGGACGATGGTAAGATTTATTATCAACAATAGGTTTCTTCGTTATACTCCTTTTTGGTGGTGGATTCGTTTGATGTCTCATCAAGGATTCCGTTTTGATGATTATTATGTTTGGGGGGAATTTTGGCACTCTCTGAGTCACGGATGGGAACATATGGAATATGTGTATAAGTTTGAAGAGTTCTGGGGCAAAGGTTCCTATCCACCTGAAAAGACTGTACTACCTGCGAAAGACTTTGATGCTCTTGTAGAACGGTTGAATGAACCACCAGACCCTGCTGTGGTGGAAAGACTTAAACAAATAATGTCAAAACCAGCACCCTGGGATGATAATTGTGACTGAATTTAATTTAGAAGAAAAGAAGATTATCTTTAATGCTGTAAGATTATATCAAATGAATAAAGTTGGTTTAATATCTAAATCTTATCAAGTTTGTGATGATATATTAAATAAACTATTTGACGATACCAAAGTGCCAGTTGAGAAACCGTCCACTACATCCCCCATAGCACCAGAGTAGGTGCTATGATACTTGTATCAATGACCTGATTGATGATTTACTCTAATCTTTCTAAAATCAAACCTAAACTTCGTACTCAAGGTAATGTAACTGGCAATTTTGGAAGACCAAAATCAAAAGCAGGTTCTTCTTTGCGTGATATTGGTGTCACAAATGCTAAAGTTGTGAATATCATAAAACAAGAAGACTATCTAAAGAGATTGTATGTTGCTTTTGAAAATACAAACGATGAAAATCTAAAGAAATTCATCTATACAGAAATTAAAAAGATTATGATTCAACGAGGTGAGTGGTGAGCAAAGTCATTTACGCATACGGTGAAGTTGAAAAAGCATACAAGATTCTTAAAGAACTTGTAGAAAGAGAGAACAAACTTCACGAAATGGATATGACAATTATCCATCAACATCTTGATGAAATAGAGTATGAGATTCTTCCCGCACTGGAAGCAATCGTTTATTATGACCCAACACCTTAATTGTCTACATAGGTATAACGATGGACAGTTTTTTCACTGTCCATCTTCACTTGATTCCGCACCCTAAAGGTGCTATGATTACGAAGTAACACAAAAAGGTTATGCCCGAGATTTACTCATTTACTGGTGATGCAACTACCTTTATCGGTTTGGTTGGTGTTATTAGCACTTTTGTCATCGTTTTCTCTGTTTTTCGTTCTTACTGGTCTAGTCCTTATCGCAAATGAATTATCAACACACAAAAACTCTTGCTGAGTACGAAAAAGAACTCAAAGAGGCAAAGAAAAAGTTTGATAAACTCCAAAAACAATACAAAAAGTGCAGGAGTGCTTATCAAGCAGAAATGATGTATGATGACCTTACAATTCTAAATGAAGATATTTCAGAACTTCAACTGATTGTAAAGGAACTCCGTCAACAGAAGAAACTTGCAGAACTTGATGTTTATTGACAATGAATGACCTGTATAATGAAATTCTGAAGTTGGAACAAATGCCCAAGACTCTTGACGAATTTGTAAATGAACTTGCCGAAGACCCAACAGTCAGAGATAATTTTCTTGAGGAGTTTGTTGATGAACTAATTGATTCAATGGACCCAAAAGATATTATCCGTGCTTATGCACAAAATCTTCTTGATGATTTGTACAAACAGTGCGATAAAAATCAAGAAGAGCATATAGTTCAAGAATGTGCTGAGTTTTATCCTTATGTTCTTGAAAGGTTTGGTGTAAACTTGCAAGAAGAAGATGCTATCCTTTGATAAAAACTATAGTATGCAACATAATTTTGATTGTCTTGAAATAGTTTGCAAAACTTGGATGGGGCATTATAATTTTATGCTTGGACTCATTAGTAACACTGAAACTGATAACTTCTTTTACCAAGAGCATTTCAATGAGTTCAAATGGTATGATGTTTGATGCACTTGTGCCACTTTTTTGACTGGCACATAACACTTTCCAAATGGCACTAACCGTGCTATGATGTATTCATCAAGTCAAGGAGGTTTCACGATGATTGACACTTGTGTTCTTCACGATGATTATGAGGACTTTGCTCAAAAGTATCTCGGTGTTGACTATGATGATTTCATAGGTCTTCAACTTGGTCTTCCTGATGAAGATGAAATTGAAATTGAATATCCTTTGGGTGTTTGATTCTCAAATGGAATGGGTTTGCCAATGGGTTGGAAATTTCTGACCGATAAAGTTACCCACTCACTGTTCTTTATTCTTTATTATGGCACGTCGTAGTAAATCTGCTTCTCGTCAAATGGTTGAAAATCTGAAAGACCAACTCACTGAGTATTTTCGGGAAAACGTCTTTGATGATTGTGATTATGATGAACTGACTGGTTCTGAACTCTTTGAATCACTGGTTGAGACTTTCAAGGAACTTGAGAATGACCTCAAGGAAGAACTGAAACCCATTCAGTATGTTCTAAATAAACTTGACCCAGAGGATTCTGAAACTCAAGTTCTGAACGGTTGAGTTTAGGGGCATCAAAGGTCCAAACTTTGAGTAAGTCCCACACCCTCTATGCCTCTTCACAATGCACAAACCAGAGGGTCTCTTGGGGCAGCAGCATGACGGATCATGCACCATCCTTCTAAGATGTAAGATGGGGGTTCAAATCCCTCCTGCCCTGTTTAATAGTTCATTTTTATAAATAATAATAAATATCCACTGAACTAATGGAATATTCTATCCTTAAATCTTTTGTAGATGAAAAAATGTCTATACGAGATATTGTAAAAGAAACAAATAAAAGTGCAACAACTGTTAGATATTGGTTGAGTAAGTATAAATTGAAGACCGTAAATAAATCATTCACTGATGGATACATCAGTGAAAACTCAATCTTAAAAGTGGATGGGAAACCCATACAGAGTTGTTCCAAGTGTAATATTCTTCTGACAGAAGAAACTGGATACTGGAGAGAGAATAAAAAAATATGGCAAGCAAATTGCAAAAAATGCCATAACAAATATTCGGTTGAAAGATGGCAAAGTAATAAAAAAAGAGCAGTTGAATATAAGGGAGGAAAATGCGAAAGATGTGGATATAATAAATGTATTGATGCATTAGAGTTTCATCATATTGACCCATCAGAAAAAGATAAAAATTTTGGAAATATAAAAATTAGAAAATGGGAAGACCAGAAAAAAGAACTTGATAAGTGTATATGTGTTTGTGCTAATTGTCATAGAGAGATTCATTCAGAACTCAGATGTGCCACTTCAAAAACTGGCACAGAGCACTCTCAAAGTCTCACCTGATGCCCTATAATGGGAACACGCACAAAGAAACAATGAAACTCAAAGTTTTAAGTGATCTACACCTTGAGCACTTCGTTGCTTGTCAAGTATTTGATGTTGGTGAAGGTGATGTTCTAATTCTTGCTGGTGACATTCTTTGTGCCAAGCATTTCAAAACTGATGGTTATCTTCACGCAGTTTATGATAGGTTTCTAAACGATTGCAGCAAGAACTATGATAAAGTTCTTTATGTGATGGGAAATCACGAGTTCTATGGATACAATTGTGAAGGAACCAAAAAGAAACTAAAAGAGAATCTTCCGCACAACTTTTATCTTCTTGATAATGATACAATAACCATCAACAACTGGAACTTTATTGGTTTCACATTGTGGACTGATTTTCGTAATGAAAATGCTATAGAAATGATGGAAGCAGAGTGCAATATGAATGATTACAAAGTTATTCGTATTGGTAGTAAGTTTCGTAAGATGAGAGCAGATGATACTCTTGCATTTCATAAAGAAAGCAAGAATTATCTTCTCGATCAACTACAAACACTGAATGACAATGTATTTGTCATCAGTCATCACGCACCGAGTTATCAATCGGTTGCTGCACAATTTAAGAATGAAGCAAATGGTGCTTATGTAAGTAACCTTGATGACTTGATTATCAATCATCCACAAATCAAATACTGGGTACACGGACATACTCACACACACTTTGATTATATGATTGAAGGGTGTAGGATAATTTGTAATCCTGGAGGTTATCCAGGTCAAAATACTGGATTCTTTCCAGATAAAATCTTTGACATCTAGATACTAATGGAAGTATAATCTCTCCACTCAAAAATTCTTATGGACTACTTAAACATTGAACCAAATCAAACTATTCTTGTTCTAAACGCATCGTATGAACCAATTAACTTTACTAATTGGAAAAGAGCTATTGTCCTGCTTATGAAGAATAAAGCACAGGCACTTGGCAGAAGAGTTATCCGTTTGGTCAATTATATCAAGTTGCCCTATGAGAAACTAATGCAGAACAAACCATCACGAGCAATGATTTATAAACGTGATGGTCATAAGTGTCAGTATTGCGGTTCAACTAAAAATCTAACTATTGACCACATCATTCCACGTTCTCGTGGTGGTGAAGATACTTGGGAAAATCTCACAGTTGCTTGTATGCCTTGTAATACAAGAAAGAGTGACAAACTGTTGGAAGAAACTAATTTGAAATTAGCATCAGTTCCAAGAAAACCAATCAATAAAATGCTCTTTACTTTGGATAGAGCAAATGTCCAAGAGTGGAAGGAGTATTCTTATAGTTGATGTGCCACTTGTGGAACCGTCCATCACCCTTCCCCATTGACGGGGAGGGGTGTTATACTATGTTCAACAAGCAAAGGGGAGGGATGACTCCGAATTGGCAACACAACTCAGGAAAACAAAAGAATACTAAGGGTTCTTGTAAGGGAAAACTCAAAGCAAGAAAACAAGCACTTCAACACATCAAACGCAAACTTAAACTAATCTGATGACTTATCAAAATCTTCTGGAGATTCTTCAGACTCTCACTCTGGAGCAGTTGAAGATGGATGTGTCAATTTATGATATTGGAAACGATGAGTTTTGTCCGATGAATGGTTTTCATTTTTCAGATAAAACTGTAGATGTCCTTGACCCTGAGCACCCTTACATTTCTTTCTGATTATGTATCGCAACCTTGCTAATCTGAAACAACGGGTTGATGACCTGATTGCAACGTATGGTGAAGATGCCTATGTTGCTGCATTTGTTTTCAGTCCTGCTGATGTATTCACTATGGATGAGAACTTTGTAGAGCAATATCTTCCAGATGAAGATGCCTGCGAAGTTCTTTATGAAGTTGGAAACACTAATTACATTTATGAAGTAATTGGTGAATGTATTGATGATGAAATTGCCCGTCTGAAACTCAAGCAAAGTATCAAGAAATGAAAGAAGTCACTATCACCGTTAAACTCCTTCTGCAAGATGACCAACCTTCTTGCGATTGGATTTATGAAAGTATCTACGAGCAACTGAATCACAATGAAGGAGAAGCAATTCTTGAGTATTATGATGATGAACCTGAAGTAAAAGTAGGAATAACTAACTGATGAACTCTAAATCAATTACTTACATCTTTCTTGCTTTTATTGCTGTTCTTGGTTGGAATGCATTTCTAATTCAACGAGACCAAAAGATGTTTGCTGTTTATGATAAGCAAGTCAAAGAGTTTTGCAAACAACAAGCAGGTTGGCATCGAGAATGTAATCTTAAATAAGTAGTATAGTTTTGAATTCAAATGTCTAAGATTTCATTTACTGAGGGATTGGAAGTTTATTATAAAGGAATCTTTGGTGTTGTAGATTTTGTCTGCGACCAATATATCACTGTATGCGTCCGAAAATTTCCAAATGAAAGAGTCAGAAATGTTTGTTTAGTTGTGCATCCAACAGAGTTTTATAATATAAAATTAGCAAAGGAGTCTACAAAGTAAAGTAAGTCATAAATACCTAAAAAGTGTAGGTATTTCAATAATGACTACAAGAGTTACTCTTATTGGTGATAATGCAGTAAATAGTGGTTCTATTTTTAACGGTACAGTTAATTCAGAAGATTTGAATAACACTGCAGGTCAACAAGCAGTCACTACTGATACTATTAGAGATGGTGCTGTAACTGCAACTAAACTACAAAGCAGTGCGAATAATGATGCCCAAAGGGCAGTCGGAACTAATCACATTCAGGATAAAGCAGTGGTTGCTGCTAAATTGGGAAATGATGTAGAAGCATATCTTTCATTCCCACTCGGTGGAATTGTAATGTGGTCTGGTACTACACAACAAATTCCAGCAGGATGGTATTTGTGTGATGGTGGAACTTATGGAGGTCTTAAAACTCCAGACCTAAGAAATAAATTTATTGTTGGTTCTATTGGAAATGGAACTGGAAGTGCTGCTGTTCCTAGTACTGGTCCTGGATTTGATGCAACAACAGGAGCAATAGCAAGAAATTATACAACGCACGATATTGGTGGTGAGACTGCACATAAACTGACACTTGCTGAGATGCCATCTCACACTCATCCTTATAATCCTGGTATTAATAATGTAAATAATGATCCGTTAAAACTTCAAGGAAATAATTTGACGGCTCCAAGATATGGTAGTGACCCTAGAAATACAGAAACTGCTGGTGGAAATCTACATCACGAAAACAGACCACCATATTATGCACTTGCATACATTATGAAGTGTGAGTTTAGAGAAGGTTCAGTAGCAACTATTACATCAACTGTTCCAACATTACAAGAACTCAGATTGAATGGTCCTTTATATGATCAAGAGATGGATGGGGGAGCACAAAAAGGAAATGCAGGTGATGTATTAACTTCTCTTGGTGCTGGAAATGGTGTCAGATGGTCTTCATTTAACAATGGGGCAGTAGCTTGGGCTAATTTTTCTGGAGTCAATAAGGCAGTTGGCAGTGATGTCAAAATATCTTCATATAATATATCAAGTATAGTAAAAACTGCTCCGGGAGGATATACTGTATACTTTGCAAAATCTCTTCCTAGTGCTAATTATGCAATATCTGGTACAGTATCCTTTTTATATCAATGGCAAACTCTAACTGTAGTTCCTGGATCATTAACTAGAAATTCTTTTCAAATATATACAAGTGGATATTCTACTAATAGTAACGGACAAATGAGTTTTTCAGGTACTGTTGATCTTGAATATAGTTCTATTATTGTGTATTCATTGTGAATTAAAATATAAAATTCTTCAAAATAGCAAAATATAAAAAACAATAAATTTAAGTTTTTAATGTAAATAATACTACTGTGCCACTCGTAGCACTGGCACAGTAAAGTCCCGCAGACCCCTCTGATGCCCTATAATACAGGGACACAAGCAAAGGAGACCACTTGGCAGACCTTGATACTATCTTTAACTACACCACTTCCCGTTGGGATTGGCACGAAGGTAATGTCAATCAAATGTGGATTCAAGAGATTGAAGAATCTCTTGATTGTTATCGTTATGTTGCTGTTGCTTACAATCCTCGTAAGAATGTGAGCACAGTAGTATCTGAACCTCGTTGCTATGCTGACACCTTGAACTGGGTTCGTAAGTATTGTGGTAATTTCTGTATTCTTCCTGAGTATTGCTACTGATTCACACTTAAGTTAATCAATCATACTTCATTATGACTTTCACCTTCCCTCGTCTGTCTGCTGGTGTTTACGAGATCCAGAAGGATTCTAACACTGTTGGATTCATTCGTAAAGTAAATGCTTCCAAGTGGATGGTTGTTGATGTTGTAGATACTCCTCAGCACGTTTGTAAGACTCTCAAAGAGGCAAAGAGTGCTGCTGAAAATCTTATCATCTTTGATGTTGACAACAATCAAGAAACTGTGTATAATGACTCTGTAGGGGTTGATAAGGTGAATGAAGAACTTAATGAGGTTGTTAAAGGGTCTTTGAGAACCTATAGGCAGATTCCTGGAACTGATGAGTTTAAGGAAGTTTCTCCTACTGAGTTTGGATTCCCTGAACCTACTCTTGAACCAATTGAGTTCTGATGTTTAAGTTTATTTTACATAAATTGTTTAATCAAAGAAAAATGCACGATTCTACTCTTGACCTGTTTTGTAATCATGAGTCTGCTGAGTATGCAGATGAGTTTGCAATATATGTAGAAGAACTTGCTTCAAAATATGAAGTGACTTGTGATTATATCATCCAAGAGTTTATCTTGGACTAATATATAATAATGCCTGGGTTGGGTGCAATCTTCACAGGTAAAGGAGCAGAAATGCTCCTTTTTAACTAAATAGTAAAGCACCCAACTTTAGAGCAGTTATGCAAGTTTTAGATGTTAAATGCATCAATGAATCGTTAGGTATTGATGCACCAGACTTTTTATATTTTGAAGAAACTTCCTTTGTTGAAAAACAATGGACTTCTCCTTGGTTCAAAGGAAAACCGTGGAACAAAGGAATTTCTCATACCAAAGAAACTAAGAAAAAAATTAGTGAAGCATTAAAAGGAAGAATACCATACAATAAAGGTATTCCCCATACAGAAGAGACAAAAAGAAAAATAAGTATTGCAAACTTTGGTAAAACTTCTTATTGGAAAGAAAAAACTATACCCAAATCTTCCGTGGAAAAAATGAAGGCAACTAAAAAATTAAAAGGAAGTTATGTTGGTGAATGTAATCCTATGGCAAAAACTTATAGAATAACATTTGACAATGAAAACTTCATTATGATAAAATCACTTCAAACTTGGGCCATTGAAAATGGCTACAAACCAACCAGTCTTAGAAACTTATATAATGGGAGACAAAAATCTCCACATAAAAATGTGATAAGTGTTTCAGTGGAGTTTATGTGACCTCTGTGCCACTTGTGGAACCGTCCAGAACTCTTCCCGAACGCACGGGAGGGGTGCTATAATGTATGAATACAAACGTTACTTGACTTATTGATGCTGACTCTTCTTCCTTATCAACAACGTGCTCTGAAAGCAGTTCAGAACTCCATTAAAGGTTCTGTGTATATTCCTACTGGTGGTGGGAAAACTGTTGTGATGATGGAAGATGCTCGTCAGAGGATTCTTAACGCACTGGAACCAATGACATTTGTTGTTGTTGCTCCTCGTATTCTGCTTGCAAATCAACTTTGTTCTGAGTTTGAAGCATATCTCAAGGACCAGAATGTTGCTTATATGCACGTTCACAGTGGTGAAACTCATCATCAATCCTCTACACGTCCAGCAGACATTGCAGAATACAATGACACTGCAATCGGAAGTGGTAAGCATCAGTTTATCTTCACCACTTACAATTCGATTGGTCGGGTGAATGAGTCTGATATTGAAATTGATGTTGTGTATTTTGATGAAGCACATCATTGTGTGAAACCATCTAACTTTGTGGGTATTGCTCATACTTCATCAGTTGCAGATAATGCTTATTTCTTCACTGCAACTCCGAAGTTTAATAACAGCACTGAGTCTATGAATAATACTGATGTGTATGGTAGTAATATCATCAGTATTCCTGCACAAGAACTGATTGATGCTGGTAGTATTATTCCTCCCAAAGTTGTGCCTTATGAAGCACAAACCATTCGCACTAAAGAAAATGCTGCATTTGTAGATGCAGAGAACATTGTAGGTATCCTGTCAGAGATTTCTGATTGTGATGCACCTAAAGTTCTTGTTGCTGCTCCTAGCACCAAAGTAATCTGGGCAATGTTTACTGAGAGTGATTTGCTTCAACAACTCAATGATATGGGTTATACGATTATGCATATCACTTCTAAGCACGGTGCTTATATTGACAAACAGAAAGTGTCTCGTGAAGTCTTCTTTGAGAAGATGAATGAGTTTGGTGCAGACCCAGAAAAGAAGTTCATTGTGTTTCACTACAGCATCTTGTCTGAGGGTATGAACGTGCAGGGATTGACTGATTGCATTATGCTTCGCAATCTTCCATTGATTGAAATGGCACAGACTGTTGGACGGGTTATCCGTATGCACGGTGATGACCGTAAAGCAATCGCAGATGGTAAGATGAAAGCAGGAGAGTTTGCTTTCTACAAGAAACCATTTGGCACTATCACGATTCCTGTTAATAACAACTATGGTGATAAGATTGCAAAGCAACTTCAAAATGTTGTGGATACTATCTTTGTGAAAGGTGAAGTTCTTGGTGTATAAATTATATTATGTGTCCCACATAGAATTATGCCATTTACAAAGAAATTTCCACAGTCAGGAGAAACAACCCATATTCGGGTTCCAAAATGTTATGCAGAATTGATTGAAGAACTGATGGTAACGTTAGATGAACGATTTGATGTAGAGAAAGGAAAGCATCTGTTAAAGAAGTTTATACACAATCTTACCTGAGTCTAATGATACGATGTGCCACTTGAAAAGGTGGCACAATAAAGTTCCACTCTGCTCCCAGATGTCCTATAATGATGGAATCAAACAAAAGTCAAATGCCTAAAACATTTAAGTATGATGTTTTTGCTATTATATCTGATTTAGATGTTAATACTGGTGTTTCAAATTGGATTGATATTGATGAATTATCTTCTGCTTTTGTTGATGGTGGATTTGAACCAATACAACAAGGAAATGGAACCGGTATTGAAGGATCAGAGGGGGCACCAAGATTTTGTAATTGCAAACGATCTAAAAAACTTATTTGGGAATCTATCTTTGTAAAAGGGAAACTCAAGTCGGTAAGAGTAAATGGATATAAAAAAGAAGATATAGTATCAACAACCATTCCTGCCAGTATTCGGAATGAGTTTGAAAATGTTAATATCTGTAATTGGACTTTGCTTCCTGTTGGTGGAAATAATATGTCTCTTCGTAAAGAGATAGATCATCGTTGGGGAAATAAACAAAAGCATAATCACAACGATGTTAGTGATTATCAAGTTGTTAGCAAATTGTTTAATGATTTCAAAAGACAGGAGTGCAAAAAGTGTATTGAAACTGGTGTAAGATATAAGCATCCAGAAAAAGAATTTGTTTTTGGTTGCCAAACTTATGAAGATAACGTAGGATGTCAAGGATGTCCTCTTGCACAACCTGAACTTTACCGTTGATTGTTATGTCTTTAGATAGTGGAAAACTAATGTATTCTGCAGGAAATAATGATGAATGTTATACTCCTGCTTATGGTGTAACACCTATTATTAAGTACATTCCTAAAGATGCAAAAGTTTGGTGTCCATTTGATACTAAAGAGAGTGAGTTTGTAAAACAAATCTCGCAAACTAATAGTATAGAATACTCTCACATCAGTGAGGGAAAAGATTTCTTTACCTATGAACCATTCCATTGGGATGTAATTGTATCCAATCCACCATTTACAAATAAACGTAAGTTTTTTGAGAGAGCATTGTCATTTGGTAAACCATTTGCTTTGGTTATGACCAACACTTGGTTGAATGATAGTGCTCCAAAACAGTTGTTTAAGGATAAGGATCTTCAACTTCTTATGTTTGATAGGAGAATGAAATTCAATAGTCCTGATGGTAGATCAAATGACAAGATTACATTCAGTAGTAGTTATTATTGTTGGAACTTTCTTCCTAAGCAAATCATTATGGAAGAACTTAAAGTTAGTTGATGTGCCACTTGTAGCACTGGCACAGTAAATGAGCACAGACCCGTGGTTGTGGTATTATAGTCTTATGGTTGAGGAAGTCCGATGACTTACGTCCCGATTCAATCAAGTATTCCTTACTTGAAGGTTCCTGAGAACCGATTGAATCTTGCATTTAATTGGTATCAACGGCAGAAAGATCATCCATTGAACTTTCCGTGCTATTCTTATTGGATTCAGCAATGTACAAATGATGGGAGTGATTACTGATGAAAATGCTTGAAAAAGTTCTGATGATTGAAGAAGTTTTGTCTGAGAAGCAACTGCTTGCTCTGCGTGATATTCTTTATTACTACAAAGAATCACAGTTGGAACTGTATGAGTATCCTCCCGAAGATACTCTGTTCACTAAGACTCAACAAGAACTGTTTGACATCTTTAACATCAAATGACTTCTATTTCTTTTACCTCTGGTGAGTTGTTGGATATTATGTCCGCACTTGAAGAGAAAGAAAATGCTCTTCAACTTGCAGAGAATTATCAACTCTCTGCTTATTATATGCACCTTGGGGGTCAATTCCAACGGATTTATGATAAACTGCAGGAGTTTGTTCCTGAGAACCGAGTTGCCAATCTTGTCCTTGCTGTGAATTGATGACTATGGAAACACACAGTCTGATTATTCTTTCTACTGCACACCTACATCCATTGGAAGCAGCAAAGATTGATGAATTTTCTTATGTTGGAAACAAAGAATGTGCTCTTGTTTCCACTGTTTCAGAGATGAGGGATTTCTATTATCAGGGTGGATTGGTTTGCTTGTGCGACCTGTTGAAATTGGTGCAAGAAAAATATAATGCAAAATATGTTCTCTTTGACCCTGATGCAGATACTACTGATGAGTTCAGGTATTATCAATGGTGATGTGCCAGTTGTAGCACTGGCACACTAAAAGAGCACAGAGGCACCAGATGCCTTATAATACTCTCATACACAAAGGAACTCCAAATGCTTGATGCCTTTACTGATTATCCTATTGAAAAACTTGATGATATTGAATTTGAAAAAGCACCCATTCGTAAATGCACCATTCTAACTTGGGACAGAAATAAGTATTGTGATGTCCTTGTATATTTTGTAGATGAGGATGGTGATTTGCGAGGACACATTACTAACTTCAAGCAGTGGTATTTGTATAAGAATGAAGCACGACTTGATGATGGTATTCAATTTACTGATGATGAACTGAAAACTCTTCCTTGGACTTGCCGATGACTGCTATTGAAATTGATGAAATGATGAACCGAATGGAATCATTTGGTGGTTCATTTGTTGTTGCACTTGCTTATGCAATGCGAAAAGCAGACCCATCAAATAAAACTAGACTGATTCTTGCCTTTCCTGAGTATGTGAAAGAGTATGGACCAGAAAGTCAGTTTCCTGCATACGAATGACAATGAAACCTAAGTTCCGTGCCGTATTAGAAATGGCAATAGAAGAAGGTGTAAGGTTTGGATACAATCGTGCTTTTAAGCATAATTCAGAACCACACATTGATTCTATATCTGATAGTATAGTTACAGAAATCTTTAATTCACTTGACACTTGGTTTGATGACATCAACGACACTGAAAACTAAAATGAATCCTGAAATTAAACAGAAATGGGTTGATGCTCTGCTTTCTGGCAAATACGAACAAGGCAGTGAGAAACTCCGTGGTGCAAATGGTTATTGTTGCCTTGGTGTTCTGTGTGACCTTTATTCACAAGAACAAAATAAAGAATGGGAGTTTAAGGGTTATTCAGAAAACTCTGAGGAAGAATCTCCAGATAGAATGGACTATTGGTATTTTGAGGGTGAAAGTGAGTTTCTGCCAGACTCTGTAAGAGAATGGGCAGGAATGACATTCAAGAATCCTCAAGTGCGAGTTGATGTCTCACCTGAGGATGATGAAGATGAATGGTTCTATCACGATGAGATTGCCAATCTGAACGATTCAGGTTATACTTTTGAAGAACTTTCTAAACTAATCAAAGAACAATTTTAATGGAAGAACAAGACACTCTGAATCAAGGACGTATTCCTACTCATAAAAGTGTAAATATTGCATTTTTCTTTAATGATGAGATGGATGATGGTGAAGTGAGAGACTTTATTGAACGTATGACCGAAAAGTATCATCATCCTGATGACATTGTGAAAGATTATGAATACTGGTATGATGAGTGAGTCTAGTGTGAGACTGTGCCACTTGTAGAGGTGGCACACTACATTTCCCAAACCCCCTGTTGAGGTGCTACAATGATTGCATTGAAGGTTGAGAAACCAATGACCGAAACACAAGTTCAACTCAAAGAATCCACTGTAGAGTTCATTGATGAACTTGTCTCTGAAAATTATGCTCAAGATGACATCTATGATTTCATTGCTGAGTATGGTGAAGATAATCTCACTCAGCATTATGTGAATTATGTTGAGATTGGTGAATCTTACTCATACAGGGCAGCAGACATCTTCATTGAAGAGTTTGGCATTGACAATATAGAGAAGTTTGAAGATGCTTTCCGCGGAAGTGGATACGCATCTAAGGCAGACTATGCGGAACAATTCGTAACTGATTGTTATTGCATTGATCTTCCTACTTTCATTGAGATTGACTGGGAAAATACCTTTGACAATCTTGATTGTGTTTATGTCAATGGTTTTGTTTTTGATACCCAATTCTGAACTATGAAACTGCAATCTAAAGACGGTTCAATGGTGGTAGATTTCTACCCCATCAAAACACCTTTTGGTGATGTGTCTAAAGAATGGTGCTTAAAGATTCTTACCTTTATGGGTAAGACTCAATCTAAGAAGTTTCTTAATCGGGTTGAGATGCACCTTGAGATTCAAGAATATCTCAATCACACAATTCCTTATGAAGTTGTGGATTTCAATACGATTCCACAACTTGCCAATCCATTTGCTACTGTTTGATTATGTTGTATAAAGTTACTGACATTGAGTTTGATTTTGAGGATGAGGATGGTGATGTCCTTCCTTATGATGAACAAGTCGCAGTTGCTCAATCAGTTCTTGATGATGTCTGGGAGGTTTATGATGAAGATGAACTTGCAGATTCAATTTCCGATAAAACTGGTTGGTGTGTAAAGGCACTTGATTATGTTGAAATCTCTGATTGTTTCTGATTCTTACATCTGTCCCACATAGTCCAAGGTTGAGATGTGCCACTTGTTCTTCTGGCACACTAAACGAGCACAGACCCCAAAAGGTGCTATATTAAAGGGGTGGTGAGGGAGGCAATAAGACCACCTCGATAACGTCAACTGACATCTTGGCAAGTATGCTGTTATCAAACCTCATCACTTCTCACAAAAGTCCAACTTACTTTATTATTCTTAAAATGACTGTTGCTACTCTGCCTGTTGATGTGATGGTTGGTATGCTCTGTAAGGGTGAAACCGGCAATGACATTCTGGATATTCTGAATGTTCTTGTTGCTGATCAAACTGAACTCACTCGTGAGCAAGTTTGTGAAGATCTGGGCATTGCTGATTGTCCCGAGAATGATGATGAGATTGAAGCATATATTGCCAATGCTACGGTTGCTGTCTGAGTTTAATTTGCGGAAGAGGGTTTAATCCCTCTTCCTCTGTGGATTTAATTCATTTATCACTGATTCCAATGTTTCTTTCCTGCCCTGTTTCTCTTGATCTGATTGATGCTGAGTGGTATCAGGATTTGGATAGTGCAAAAGAAGATGCTCTTGATTGGAGTGCAGAACTTTCTGGTGAGAATGTGATTGTTTATCAGGTACTTGAGGGTGAAGATGGTGATTATGAGTTCAACAAACTCTATGCTATCTCTGCATAAGTTCAATATCAGGCAGTATTAAATTACTTCCTTTGATTGCTCTCACGTTCTTTCTTAACTAATGAAACAATCACAAAAGCACGAAATACGATTGTTCATTCTCACTCAACTTTGGGAGATGAATAATCTGCGGTGGAAACTTGATAAAGTTGCTGACACTTATGACATTGAACCTTTGGAGGCAATGGAGTTTTTTGAGAATGAAGTAGAAAGAATCAATAAACTCTTCAACTATCCAGCAGAGCAACTCAATCGGTGAGTCCAAGGTTGAGGTGTGCCACTTGTTGAACCGTCCCTAATGTCCCCCACTGGGGCACTGGATGCCCTATAATACAGAGACACAAGCAAAGGAACCTAATGGATCGTCAGCAAGTCATCGCAAAGATTCAATCCATCCTGAAACTTCAGAATGGAACTTCTTTTGAGGGTGAGGCAGATGCTGCTGCCAAGATGATTGATAAACTGTGCAAACAGTATGGTGTTACAATCAACGAGGCAACTGAAACTCAAGTTCTTGATGAAGAGTTTGTTTCTTTCAAGAGAATCAATGTTGCACTGACCACTCTTGCCAATGCGATTGCTAACTTCTATGATGCAAAAGCATATATGAAGAATGGTGATTCCAAGTCTCTGCAAATCATCGGTAGTGAAGCACAACAAATCCAAGTGCGACTCTATTATGATTACCTTGTTCAGGTGATGGAGAAAGAGGCAGAAGTTGCACATAAAGCAGAAAAGATTATGTGCGACATCAAAGGAACTGTCATCTCTCGTAGTTTCAAACTTAATTTCCGCAAGGCATTTGCAGATAAAGTTGCGGAACGTCTGAAGGAAATGAAACTCGCAGAGAACCGAGTTCACGATGATGCCGATGCAGTGAAGAATAAACTCTCCACGATGCGATTCGGACGTTCCAAGAAGATGAATGGTGCTAGTGGTGCTGGTGCTTATTCTGGTGCAAACGTAGGTGCTGGTGTTTCTTTGAATCGTCAAGCATCTGGTTCTGTTACCAAGCAACTCTGTGGTGTGTGAGTTAAACACTCCTTCTTTCTTTTTTTCCTTTCTTTATTTCTCCAACACAATGAAAATGTACCTGACTGTTCCTGAAATGAAAGTGATGTGGATTGTTGGTGCTGCCGAACGTCTTGCGACATTGGGTATGCTTTCTTCCGACATTCCAATGAAACTTTCTGCT